AATGGCAACAACAACATTCCTATCCAACGCAACTATCAGCATTACTCAAGGCGCTACAACTACCGACATGAGCGACCAAGCCAACGCAGTCACTTTGACCATCGGTCAGGACTCACTTGAGTCAACCGCCTTTGGCGATACCGGACATCGTTTCACAGGCGGCCTCCAAATGGTTGACGTATCAGTCACCTTCTTTCTCAGCTACGGCGCTGGCGAAGTTGAAACCGTTCTCGCTTCATGTGTAGGAACTGGAACAACCACTTTGACCATTTCTCCGTCAGGCACTACTGAGTCTGCCAGTAATCCAGAATACGTGATTCAGAATTTAATGATTTCCTCGTTCACCCCCATCAACTCAACCGTGGGCGAATTAGCCACCGTCGAATTGGTCGGTACCGGGGGAACTTGGGTTCGCGACATCACCGCACCATAAACAGAAAACAACACAATGCAACTTACGCTCAAGGTCACAACCGACCAAACCACATACGAAGTTAAAACCAACCTTTATGTCATCATCGCTTGGGAACGAAAGTTCAAACAAAAAGCCTCCAACCTCGCCACTGGCGTAGGACTTGAAGACTTAGCGTTCATGGCTTTTGAATCTTGCAAAGTGCATGGCATTACTGTGCCAGCAATTTTTGACGATTATGTTAAGCGTTTAGTCGCTATTGAAGTTGTAACGGACGAACCCACAAACCCCACCAACGAGGCACCTACTCACGCTCTTTAGCAGAACTGCTAGTTGAGACTGGGTGGTGGCCTCCACAAATACCTTTCGAGACGCAAGACATGAACACTGTGATTGACGTCCTAAATAAAGCAAGACGCAAATGACAGCCACGGCATCTATTGAAATTGTTGGCGCTAAAGAAGCCATTAAGGCTCTTGGCAAAATTGACAAAGACCTTCGCAAGCAGTTCAATGCTGACGCTAAACAGATTGCGCAGCCATTGGTTTCTCTAGCTGCTTCTCGATATCCAGATGTCCCTTTGTCCGGCATGAATCGCAACTGGACACAGGGCAACAAGAAAATCTTTCCTTACACCAAAGCCAAAGCAGTTAAAGGTCTAAAAGTCAAGTTCTCTACTCGGCGCAATGATGCCAATGTCATCTATGTGACTCAATCTGATGCTGGCGCTGTGGTGCTTGAAACTGCTGGTCGTGGCAAAAACACACTTTTGTCAGAGAACCTTCGAGCAAGAACTGCTCGTGTTTTGTGGCCTTCAGCCGAACAAGCATTGCCTTCCATACAGGCAGAACTTCGAGCGCTAGTGTTGCGCGTAATCGCTACGGTAAATCAGGAGTTGAAGTAATGGCTGTAAATATTCCCATCATCAGCGAATTTGACGGTTCTGGTATTAAGAAAGCCATTTCTCAGTTTAAGGACTTAGAAACAAACGGGCAGAAGGCGCAATTCGCTATAAAAAAAGCGGCTGTTCCTGCAGCTGCTGGGCTGGTAGCAGTAGGCGCTGCATTGTTTGACGCCACCAAAGGCGCTATTGAAGATGCAGCGGCACAAGACAAACTTGCTGGAATTATTGAACGAACCACGACTGCTACTGACGCTCAGATAAAAGCCAACGAAGATTGGATATCGGTTCAAGGCAAATTGCTTGGGGTCACTGATGACGAATTAAGACCAGTGATGGGTCGTTTGGTCAAGGCAACTGGCGACGTCACAAAGGCGCAGGAACTAGCAAGTCAAGCAATGGACATTGCAGCTGCATCTGGAAAGCCCTTAGAAAGCGTCGCCGCAGCTCTTGAAAAGGCTTATGGCGGAAACATGACCGCACTTCAGAAGTTGGCACCCGAATATCGAGACATGATTAAAGACGGGGCGTCGTTTGAAGAGGTCATGGCTTTAATGGCTAAAACTACTGGTGGTGCAGCTAGTGATGCTGCTAACACGGCACAAGGCAAGTTTGAGCGTTTAGGTATTGCACTCTCTGAAACTAAGGAAAGCATTGGCGCAGCTCTTTTGCCAGCCGTAGAAGCAGTCCTGCCGTTCCTAGTCAAGATGGGTGACTGGGCTGCCGAACACCCAGAGATTCTGTTGGCTATTGGTATTGCTATTGCCACCATTGCTGCCGCCATTGTTGCTGTGAACATTGCGATGGCGCTTAATCCGTTCAGCCTTATTGCTATTGGTGTTGTCGGTCTTGGCGCTTTGTTAGTTACGGCCTACAAAAAGTTTGAACCATTCAAAACTGTCGTTGATGCTGTATTTGGTGGCATCAAGTTTTGGATAAACAACGTCACGATTCCAGCAATACAAACAATGCTGACCGTATTCAAAACAGTGTTCAACGGCATTGCATCAGCATGGAACAACACAGTCGGCAAAATCTCTTTTGAGATTCCTAAATGGGTTCCCGGACTTGGTGGCAAAGGCTTTGATATGCCCAATATTCCTATGCTTGCTAACGGTGGAATCGTTACTAGTCCGACACTTGCCATGATTGGTGAGCGCGGCCCCGAGGCTGTAATTCCTCTCACTGGCCCTAACGCTGGCGCTGGCATGGGTGGCAACACCGTCAACATCAACGTCAATGGCGGCGACCCACAATCAGTAGTTAATGCCCTACGCACTTACATGCGACAAAACGGTTCCGTACCGATTGCAGTGAGCAATATTTACTAATGGCTATCCAGACTTACACAGTTTCCTATAGCACAGACAATGTGACTTACACAGCGCTAACCAATGTGCAAAACATCACTGTAAACATTGGCCGCAAAGAACAGTTAAGCCAGTACAACGCTTCCACCGCTTCTGTGTCTTTGCGCTATCCGACAGGTTTTGCATCGCCAATTGCTTCTTTAGTTACTGGAACATTTATAAAGATTGTCAATACGACCTCAGGAAAAAACACCCTTATTGGAACTATCAATAATGTGTCTGCTAAATACGGCATTCCTTATGTGGGTGGTGTCGGCAACGCTGACTTTCTTGACTTTTCGGTTGAATGTTCTTTTGCTCGGCTTGGTCGTGCCCAAGGTAATAACTTTTCTATAAGCGCTGCTTCTTTTGCTTCTCAGTTAATTACGGCCTCAACACAATCAGGCGTAAACATGACGTACAGCCTTGCGTCTAGCCCTAACATGGCTGGCACAACTATTTCGGGCACTTGGGGCGACTGGCTTAACAGGTCACTGATGACGACTAACTCACGCATGATTGACGCACAAAACACTGGCGTTCTTGTGGTGTCACCTTTTGACTACACAGTGTCGGCGGTTAATTTCAGTGACACAGCAAACAACGCCACTAATCAGGTGTACGACCAAATAGATTTCACTAGTTTTGCTGACAATTACTACACACAAGTAACTGTTGACCCTGAAAGTTTTGCAGCTTCAAGAGTGACAAAGGCTGGCGCGGTTGCTCCGTTTCGGGCGTTACTAACCAACACGTTTAATGCTTCAACTGCTCAGGCCACTGACTTTGCTAATTACTTGCTGAATAACTACAGCACCCCTAGTTTTGCTATTGCTTCGTTTTCGTGTATGGCTGAGGCTCAAAACACTTTTAAGTTAGACCAAATTGGTGCTGGCGCTACTTCTGGTGCTTCATCGGTGGTTGGTGCACAGGTTTCTGTGGCTTTTCGTGGCAGTACTTTCCAGTGCATTGTTGAGGGTCTTACTATTTCTGCTACGCCTGCTGGTTCTCGATACACCTATTACGTTTCTGGCGCTGACTTAAACGCCTATTTAATTCTAAATAATGCGGTGTTCGGCAGGCTCAATTTCAATAAGTTAGGATATTAACTATGGCTATTAAAACATTTACAACTGGCGAGGTGCTTACAGCCGCCGATACCAATACATATTTGACCAACTCTGGGCTTACTTATATTGAAAGTTTTACATTAACCAGCACAACTGGCGAGTTGCAATGGGGCACTTTTAGTTCTACGTACAGAAACTACCGCATCGTGATAGACAATTTGATTACAACTAATCAAGGCGTTTTAAATGCGTATTTGGGCACCACCGCGGTTGCTGCTGGTTATTATTCTTCGGCAATTTATGACCAAGCTTCAGGCGGATTAACTGGCGCAGTAAGAACGAACAATACTGGCACTTGGGCTATTGGATTAACCGAAGTTAGCCCTATTGGTTCGTCTTATACTTTTGATTTATGCAACCCACAAACAGCCGTAAGGGCGTCGTTTATGGGCACATATAACGGCCGAGTAATCTATGCTGGATATTGCGCTGGCGGTCACGATAACACCGCACAATTCACAACTATGAACTTCAATTGCCCCGGCGGTTCTCTTGTGTCGGGCAACTTTACCCTATACGGATACAGGAAACCATAACCATGACAATAGAAACACCAACCAAAACAATCGTGCACGAAAACGGCGAAGTAGAAATACGCCCTATGACACCCGAAGAAATAGCAGCCTTTCCGCCAGCACCAGAACTCCCCGACCTGCCTTCAATTTTTGACAATGCGAAATAGCCTAATTCTATTGGTGATTTTGGCATCGCTAACCGCTTGCGCAGACCGTGAACGCCTCAATTGCCCACCAACCAAAAACAAAGCCCTACGCGGAGTAACACAAACAATCTCAACAACCATTGCACCTGCCTATGGCACTGGAGGGAAGTGCGTATGAAACCAGACAACAGACACACAAACGAAGAAATAAAAGCACGACTTATCTTTGTTGTAGCCATTGGCTTAACACTTGCTTTTCTCGCTTCCATCTTGGCATTGCTCTACGGATTGCTGTTCGTAACGCAACCTCTCGAAGTCAGCCCGAATGATGACAGTGCGTGGGCTGTGCTATCGCCCATGCTTGCCACACTCACAGGGGGGCTCTTGGGGGTATTAGCAGGTAACGGCCTCAAAGACCGACCTAAAGACCCACCAGCACCATGAGGAAGTACCCGTACTACCCAGCGTGGGATGGCAAAAAGACACAGCCGATTACAGCCAAAGTTTTAGAGCTGTGCCAAAAACGCTACAAAGTGACCAACTTAGGCACGTATGTTTTTAGACAGATGCGAGACAAGCCCAATGAGTTAAGTGTGCACAGTACGGGCTTCGCAGTCGATATGGGCCATTCAGACATTAAGGTTTTAGGCGACATCTGGACATTCTTTACCACGAACAGCCTTGCCTTGCGCGTCTCAGAAGTGCACTTCTACAAAATGCCGAACACAAAATTCGGTGCCGGGTACCGCTCGAGCCGTGGCGAAGGCAAAGCAGGTATAAAGGTTTACAAGACCGCAGCCGAATCTGCTGGCACTGGCGGTATGTGGATTCATTTAGAGCTTGAAGAACAAGACGTTGAGCATTTTGAAGCTGAATTCCGCAGGCTAAAACCAGTCTGATTAGAACTCCTGACTCGTTTGAGCGGTGCTGGGGCTAGGTGGGGGGCGGTAGTTTTGTTTCCATTGGACGAAATCCCCCACCGACTTCGCAAATTGTGTATAGTAAATCCAAGCCACTCAAATGGCTCGAACAAAGGAAACCACATGATTGACCACAAAGGCCATGTATTAACTAACCGCTTTGCTGGTGTTTATTGCGACACTTGCGAAAGAGCAGTAGAACACGACCCAAGCAGATGCGACAACTGTGCCGGCACTGGTAGCCGTGAGCGTTGGACTAACGCCTATCACGGGCGCGGTAAGCCCTACAAATGTGGCAAGTGCAAAGGCACTGGAATTGCTACGCCAACACCATGCAATGACTGCCAACAGCCTGCAGGAATACGCA